GTTTATCGTAGAGGATTTTCAGTATAATTCGGTGAAGTCCTACGTATTTCTCAAGGTTAAGCAGCTCTTTGATCCCCCTCAGACGTCATATCTAATTACGGCTACTGAGAAGCAAATTCAGGAGCTCGAGTGGCGTCTGAATGTTCATCGAGAAGATGAAGAATGGGTCGATCCAGATCCAGATGTGATGTACGTCGAAGATATTTATACTGGAGAAGTTACGGAGGTCTATAATGGCAAACGAGTCACGCGAAAGCTCCCAAGCTAAGCGGGAACGTCAGGACGCGGAGAAGGATGAGTATCGCAGGGCCCGACAGGTTCGTTTGGGCCATGTAGAGGCTCCTAAGCCGAAGGCTAAGCCGAAGGCCGAGCCCAAGCCCGAATCGGAATAGAGGCAAGATGGACAACGCCAATGTTGTCGACGATATTCTTGCTCATCATGGCGTTAAGGGTATGCGTTGGGGTGTTCGTAGAGATAGATCTTCGTCGGTCACAGTTAGTGATAAGGGAAAGAAGATTAAAACTAAAGGTGGCTACGGACATCCCGCGCACCCGGACGCGATACGCGTGCGCACGAGTGGGCAAGTAGCGAGGAAGAGCGGAGTCAAGGCTCTTTCTGATGATGAGTTGCAAGCGTATGCAAAACGAATTCAGCTCGAGCAGAACGTGAAGCGACTACAGTATAACGAATCGAGTCCTGCTGTGAAGTTCGTGAAATCTGTTCTTGGACAGACTGGAAAGCAGCAGGCCACCGAGACGGCAAATACTGTTGCGTCAAAGCAGATCAAGAAAGCTCTTGCTAAGAAAGCTCTTGCCTAGGAAAGGAGGTTAGGGTGAGCCTGTCTAATACTGCGATTCCGATTTACTACGGTCGGTTTCGCGAGGCAGTTCTCCGAGGCGAGATTCCAGTGAATCGTGAAATCTCTCAGGAGATGAATCGGATCGATTCGCTCATCGCTAACCCTAATATTTACTATGACGATCAGGCCGTCGAAGGATTTATTCGCTATTGCGAAGGCGAATTGACTTTGACGGACGGGTCAGACCTTCATCTTCTTGATTCGTTCAAACTCTGGTCCGAGCAAATCTTTGGTTGGTATTACTTCGTTGAGCGTAGCGTCTACGTACCAACCCCAGATAATCACGGAGGCCATTACGAGAAACGACAGATCAAGAAACGTCTGACTCTCAAGCAGTACCTAATCGTCGCTCGTGGTGCGGCCAAGTCGATGTATGCATGGTGCATTCATAGCTACTTCCTAAACGTCGATACGACGACAACGCATCAGATCACCACAGCACCGACGATGAAACAAGCAGAAGAAGTGATGGCTCCTGGTCGTACATCAATCGTACGATCTCGTGGACCACTCTTCATGTTCCTGACTGAAGGGTCTCTCCAGAACACAACCGGCTCGAGAGCCAATCGAGTGAAGCTGGCGTCGACGAAGAAAGGTATCGAGAACTTCCTTACCGGCTCTTTGCTCGAGGTCAGACCGATGGCGATCAACAAGCTTCAAGGACTGCGTCCTAAGATCTCGACGATTGACGAATGGTTGTCTGGTGATCTTAGAGAGGACGTTGTCGGCGCTGTTGAACAGGGAGCATCGAAGCTCGAGGACTATTTGATCGTTGCCATCAGCTCGGAAGGAACGGTCCGAGCCGGTTCTGGTGACACCATCAAAATGGAGCTTGCTGACATTCTTAAAGGCGAGTACTACGCACCGCACGTTTCGATCTGGCATTACAAACTCGACGAAATCGAAGAAGTTTCTAATCCGGCAATGTGGGTAAAAGCAAATCCGAATTTAGGATTGACGGTGTCTTATGAAACGTATCAGCTTGATGTGGAACGGGCCGAGAAAGCGCCAGCGAGTCGAAATGATATTCTCGCGAAGCGCTTTGGGATTCCAATGGAGGGCTATACCTATTTCTTCACTTACGAAGAGACCCTTCCACATCGTCGTCGAGAATTCTGGCAAATGCCATGTTCTCTTGGGGCCGATCTTTCCCAAGGCGATGACTTTTGTGCGTTCACGTTTATATTCCCGTTAGGACGTGAGCGGTTTGGAGTGAAGACTCGGAGTTACATTACTGAACTTACGTTGATGAAGCTTCCTGCTGCTATGCGACAGAAGTACGAAGAGTTCATCAACGAGGGAAGTCTTCATGTCATGCCCGGAAGTATTCTCGATGTCGGGCAAGACGTATACGAGGACTTGGACAAGTTCATTCTGGACTCCGAATTCGACGTTCGTACTTTTGGTTACGATCCGTACAATGCGAAAGAGTTTGTTCAACGCTGGGAAGCGGAGAATGGACCCTTTGGTATCGAGAAAGTAATCCAAGGAGCGAAGACTGAATCGGTTCCTCTTGGTGAGATCAAAATCATGGCAGAAGAGCGACTTCTGATCTTCGATCAATCTCTTATGTCATTCGCAATGGGTAACGCAATCACTCTAGAGGATACCAACGGAAACCGAAAGCTCTTGAAGAAGCGTCAGGACGAAAAGATCGACAATGTTGCCGCCCTTCTAGACGCCTGGGTTGCGTACAAGGTGAATAAGGAGGCGTTTGAGTAATGCCTACGAACTGGAACGCGTTCGTAAACACAGCCGCCATGGTTGTGATCGCGGTTTTCGTCGTTCTTGCTTACTTTAATGGATGGGGCTAGAGAATTTGAGCGATTGGGGAAAGGAGGTGAAATGTGGCACGATTTGGCCCGACGGTGAGACATGCTTGGAACGCATTTCTTAATCGAGACCAACGAGAGCTGAAGAAAAATTCGCCTTGGCCTATTCAGCCCGTTCCGAGCTCTTTCGAATACTATGGTCCAGCTAACAGCACAAGACCAGATCGTGTAAAATTTCGAATTCCCAATGAACGCTCGCTTATCTCTTCAATTTATACGCGTCTCAGTATTGACGTTGCGTCTGTTGACATGCGTCATGTGAGATTGGATCAGGAAAAGAGATACATCGAAGACATTGACAGTGGACTTAATAATTGTTTGACCGTTGAAGCTAACATTGATCAAGCAGCGCGCGCATTCAGGCAGGATATTGCAATGACACTTTTTGATAAAGGCGTCGCGGCTCTTGTTCCGGTCGACACAACCATTAGTCCAGAAAAAAGTGGCGGATTCGACATCATGACGATTCGTGTTGGCGATATTATGACGTGGTATCCACATCACGTGCGCGTAAGTGTATACAACGATCGACGCGCACAGCGAGAAGAGATCACGCTACATAAGTCTTCCGTCGCTATTATCGAAAATCCGTTGTATGCGGTGATGAATGAACCGAACTCAACGCTACAGCGTCTTCTTCATAAGCTCAATCTTTTGGACTCTATTGACGAGCAGTCGGCCTCAGGAAAACTCGATCTCATCATTCAGCTTCCATATGTGATTAAGTCTGAGAGCCGTAGAGAGCAAGCAGAGCAGCGCCGAAAGGATATTGAATTCCAGCTAAAGGGCAGCCAGTATGGCATTGCCTATACGGACGGAACTGAGAAGATCACTCAGCTGAATCGTCCAGCCGAGAACAACCTCATGGCCCAGGTCGAGTACTTGACCGAGATGCTCTACGGTCAGCTTGGTCTGACTAATGAGGTTATGAATGGTACGGCTGACGAGAAGGCTATGTTGAACTATTGGAACCGTACGATCGAGCCAGTTCTCACATCTATCGTTGAAGCTATGCGACGAAGCTTCTTGACGAAGACGGCTCGAACCCAAAGACAAGACGTTAAATTCTTCCGAGATCCATTCCGCTTGGTTCCGATTGAGAACATTGCGGAGATTGCCGATAAGTTTACTCGGAACGAGATCTTGACTTCGAATGAGATTCGGCAAGTTGTGGGTCTATCTCCGCATTCCGATCCGAAGGCTGACCGATTGGTTAATAGTAACATGCCAGCGTCTAATCCAGATCGAACAGCAACTAACGGACATTCCTCGGAGGCCGATCCGTCTAAGGTTGAGTTAGCGCCTATTCTAGTTACAAAATCTAGAAAGGACGTTCAAAATGGGAGTTGAGGCAAAGCCTGATTTTAGCGGCTATGCCACGAAGGCTGGTCTCAAGTGTTCGGACGGACGGATCATCACTCCCGATGCCTTCAAGCATCAGGATAAGGAAACGGTTCCGCTTGTCTGGCAGCACGGTCACAATGAGCCCGGCAACGTGCTTGGCCATGCGGTACTTGAGCATCGTGATGATGGTGTTTATACCTATGGGTTCTTCAATGATACCGATGCAGCGAAGAATGCTCGGACCCTAGTGGAGCATAAGGACATCAAGTCGCTTTCCATCTATGCCAATCAGCTCACGGAGAAGTCAAAGCAGGTTCTTCATGGCTTCATTCGTGAGGTGAGCCTTGTTCTGTCGGGTGCTAATCCTGGCGCGCTTATCGATAACATCACTCTGGCGCACGGCGACGGCGACATGGTTACGCTGGAAGATGAGGCAATTATCTACACGGGTTTGGAGCTTTCTCATGCCGATGAAAAGTCGGAAGAGGAAGTCGAACACGCTGAGGGCGATACAACTGTTCAGGACGTTTATGATTCGATGAGCGATGAACAGAAGGAAGTCGTCCATTACATGATCGCTACTGCTCTTGAAAGTTCTGCAAAGACGCTTAAGCAGTCGGATGATTCTGGCGAGAAGAAGGATGAGTCAACGTCGGATCTCGTCCATACTGATGACAATAGTGGAGAGGAAGGACGGCGTATGTCACGTAATGTCTTCGAGCAGCAGAGCGGAGGCAAGAAGGAAGAGAAGCATGTTCTCACCCATGACGCAATTAGTGGAATCGTTGCTGATGCTCAGAAGAGCGGATCGCTGAAGACAGCCGTCGAGTCATACGCGCTTGAGCATGGTATCGAGAACATCGAGATCCTCTTCCCGGATGCCCGAGCTCTCACGGATACTCCGGAGTACGACAGTCGGAGGATGGAGTGGGTCTCCAGTGTCATCAATGGGACTCGGCATTCCCCGTTCTCTCGCATCAAGTCAGTCCTCGCCGACATCACTCACGAGGAAGCTCGGGCCCTCGGTTACATCAAGGGCAATCTGAAGAAGGAAGAGTTCTTCAGCGTGTCGAAGCGGACGACCACGCCCACCACGGTCTACAAGAAGCAGCAGCTGGATCGGGACGATATCCTCGATATCACCGATTTCGATGTGGTGACGTGGCTCAAGGCCGAGATGCGGCTCCTGCTGGACGAGGAGCTCGCGCGCGCGGTTCTCATCGGTGACGGTCGCTCCAACGCCTCTGAGGACAAGATCAAGGACCCGGAGGGCGCTTCGGATGCCGCTGGTATCCGCTCGATCCTTCACGACCATGAGCTCTACGTTGCCCACGTCGAAATCGACGACGGGGATGACCCGGCCGCCATCGTCGACGCCATGGTCAGCTCGTTGGGCGTCTACAAGGGCTCGGGCTCCCCGACGTTCTACACCACGCTCCCTGTCCTCACAAAGATGCTGATCCATCGTGATGGTGATGGTCATCGTCTGTGGAGAACTCCGTCGGAACTCGCTTCGGAGATGGGCGTTGCAAACATCGTCACGGTCGAGGTCATGGAGACGGAGGCCGATCTCTTCGGGATCGTCGTCAATCTCAAGGACTACACGATCGGTGCCGATAAGGGTGGCGACGTCAATTTCTTCGACGACTTCGACATCGACTACAACCAGTACAAGTACCTCCTGGAGACCCGTGTTTCGGGTGCTCTCACGAAGATCCGTTCCGCCGTGGTCGTCGAGAAGAAGACCACTCCGTAAAGGTAGGCTGCCATGACGCGGTTCTTTGGTCGTATTGGTTATGGTGAATCAGTAGAAACTGCGCCTGGCGTGTGGGAAGACGAGATTGTTGAGTACCCATACTACGGAGATGTCTTTCGAAATGCGAGAAATCTTCATGAAGGTGAAAATCTCAACTTTGATCTCAATGTCCAAAATTCAATTAGCATTGTGGCTGACGCATATGCTAACGAACACTTCTTTGCCATTCGTTACGTAGAGTGGGCGGGGGTTTTGTGGACGGTTACTAGCGTCGAAGTGCAAAGCCCTCGCCTTCTTCTAAGATTGGGGGAGGTGTACAATGGCCGCACGCCTGCAGTTGCACCAACTCCTTGAAACATTTACGCCGAACGTATATTTTCAGCCACCGACTAATGTCGTGTTGAAATACCCATGTATTATCTATCGACGCGACTTTGCTGATACCAAATTTGCTGATGATATCGTTTATGATCATAAGTTGAGATATGCAATCACAGTTATCGATCAAAATCCTGACAGTGAAATTCCGAGAAAAGTAGCAACGATGCCGATGAGTTTGTTCAATCGCTTTTTCACGGTCGATAATTTAAATCATGATGTCTATAACGTATACTTCTAAGGGAAAGGGTAAAAATGGCTCCTTTGACCTGGGATCAGGTCGGCGAAAAGGTTTATGAGACTGGTGTAGACCATGGAGTTCTTTATCTTCCTGATCAGGCAGGCGTTTACAACGAAGGTGTTGCCTGGAATGGTCTCGTCACAGTTACAGAGTCTCCGACTGGTGCAGAACCGTCTGCGCAGTATGCCGACAACATCAAGTACCTGAATCTGATCTCTGCTGAAGAGTTCGGAGCAACGATCGAGGCTTTCACCTATCCGGAAGAGTTCGGACAGTGCGACGGCACGGCTCTCCCCGCCCCTGGGGTTGCCGTTGGTCAGCAGGGACGGAAGATGTTCGGCCTGAGCTATAGGACTCGAGTCGGTAATGATGTCGACGGGACCGAGTTCGGCTACAAGCTGCATCTTCTGTACGGTTGTCAGGCCGCTCCGTCTGAGAAGGCTTATGCGACGATTAACGACTCGCCGGAAGCGATCACGTTCAGTTGGGAAGTCACTTCTTCTCCTGTTCCGGTCACGGATCTCAAGCCTACCGCACTCATCGTGATTGACTCCACTCAGGTGGATGAGGCGGAT